GTTAATAGTTAAATAAAATATGCAATTAGAAATCACTACGGCTTTAGTTAATCAAGTAAAAGGCTATGCACAAATATCAGCTTCACAATTACTAGGTGGACATGGAAGTAGTAAGGTCTTATTTATAGCTGAAGAGGCGGTAAGTGAATTGCTGATAAGTTGGCATAATCGCAACTTAAGAAACGAATGGATTGAAAGCAACTTCACAGATAACTTTTATTTTGTATCTTCTAAGAACGCTGTAAGAAATGTTATCGCAAGAGAGGATAGACACAAGAGACAAATATGGAAAGATACTGGTAATGTTAGTTTAGATAAGAATTTAGATTTAGATGTAACCTTAGAACTACCAGATGAAGGGATAGAAGATTTGGAAAGATTAATTGAGTACGATGCCTTAATTGATTACCAGTTAAAATTTATTGTTAACACTTTGGAGAATAGTAAATACATAAACCAATTTGATATAGAGGTATTTCTAAAATGTTATGTTCAAGGTCAATTTATGAAGCAGTTCTCCATAGAGAATAAAGTATCTCAAAAAAAGGTATCAAATTCCAGAGCAAAAATTAGAAACGTTTTAAACTACTTATATAAATAATTATGAATACAGCAGAAATTAAACTAGAAATGCATGGTTTAGATAAAAGAACCAAAAGGTATAAAGAGCTAGAAACAAAGCTTTATTCTGTCATAAGTTTTGAAGAAAGCCAAGAAATTAATTATAAAATATCTGATGAGATTTACAATATTGTCAAAGGATTTAATGGAAGGGTTCCTTCAGATCGTTTAAAGTGGTTGTTCAAAACATACAATAAGCTATTTAATCAAAGATTAACTCAATGCCTTTGCCCAGGTAAGATCAAAAAAATGGTAATCAAAACAATTAAGACCTATGAAAAAGAGCGAAGATAAAAACAAGTGGACTGATAAAATACTAGAAGAAATCTTTGAAGAGTGCAAAGCATGGTTTAGGCCTAGAATGGTTTTAGATAATCAAGACAACACTATGAAAGACATTCACGAAAACAATCTTTTTCTAAATAATTTCCTAATGGATAAGGGTATTTATAGAGGTCATGTAAACGAGATGGCGCAAACTCGACCTTGGTTGTTAGATATGTATGACGAGTTATCAGAGGTGCAAGAGCACAAAATGGCAAAGATGGGTTTGCTTAGAAAGTTAGACTCAAGCATGGTTAAATTTGCATTATCAAACAAACATAATTGGAGAGAGAAAACAGATAACACAAGTAGTGTTGAGGTTAAAAGCGTAGATCTAAAAGATTTGGTTAGTTTTAAAGGAGGGAAATAGAATGGCCTTAATTGATTTACACCATAAATTTACTCCCTTAGTAGAATCAAAGTCTAGGTATTTTATAGTTTCAGGCGGAAGAGGATCAGCAAAATCATTTTCAATAGCTACTTACTTATTATTAAAAACTTTTGAAAAAGGTCAAGTAATATTATTTAGTAGACTCACAATGGTATCGGCTTCAATTTCTGTAATACCAGAATTTAACAGTAAGATAGAAGCACTTGGAATTGAATCTTTATTCCACATAACTAACAACGAAATCATAAACAAAACCTCAGGGAGTCGTATTATTTTTAAAGGTCTTAAGACGGGAAGTAAAATACAAACAGCAAATATTAAATCCATTGAAGGCCTTACAATATTTGTACTAGATGAAGCTGAAGAACTAAACGATGAAGAACTTTTTGATAAGATTAATTATTCAGTTAGAAGCGTCAACGCGGACAATCAAGTTATACTAGTTTTTAATCCTCCAACAAAAAAGCATCTACTTTATACAAGGTGGTTTAAAAAAGCAGGAGTGCAACCAGGGAGCAATATTACCAAAGGAAAAATAACCTATATCCATACTACCTATTTGGATAACGTAAATAACCTATCTCAGGACTTCATAGAAGAGATGGAAGATCTTAAGATTACAAATCCACCTAAGTATGACAATATTGTAATGGGAGGATTTAGAGATAAGGCCGAGGGTTTAATCTTAACTAATTGGGAGTTAGGAGAATTTCCGAAAAATGTACCTTCGGAATTTGCTTTAGACTTTGGGTTTAGTAATGATCCAACGGCATTGGCAGAATGTTATATTGACCATTCAATTAAGACAATTTATGTAAAAGGCCATATCTATCAAACTGGAATTATACCAAGTAAGTTGGCTAAAATTGTCAAAGAGATTGCAGGTCTTAATTTAATAATTGCGGATTCCGCTTCACCTGATATAATCGCAGAAATCAGTAATGCTGGTTGTAATATTATGGGAGTTAAAAAGCCTAAAATAATCGACAGGCTAGAAGTGTTTAGAGATTATAAAATAATAGTTGATCCCGAAAGCAAGGACATAATTACAGAATTGAATGAATATTGTTGGGATCCGAATTACCCTGCTGGAGATAGACCGATTGACGACTTTAATCACTACATTGACGGCATTAATTATTACGTAGTTCACCGACATAGAAATCAAAGAGTTAAACGATTTAGAATAAGGTAAAATGACAATAAAACAATACATGACCGTTCGAGCACTTTTTAAACTTTATGGAGAAAACTCTAAAAAAGTAACTACCGAACTTTTAAAAATAAACAAGCATCTTAAATTAAAAGAAGCGAATAAGATTCTTTTAAGCTACCTAGACGGACTTAATTCTAAAAAAGAAGAGGTAACACAAAGATTTACCTTTGCTGGTATTGAGTATGGTCTTATTCCAGATTTTGAGGACTTAATGACAAGCGAATATGTTGACATTGATCTCTATGAAAATGACTTCGATAATGTACACAGATTAATGGCTATTTTATACAGACCAGTGACCTCATCTTATGGCAAATTATATGAGATTGAAGAGTACCAAGGATCAAAAAAATATGCTGATGTTATGCTAGAGGTTGATGTGAAAATATATCATTCTGTAATAGCTTTTTTTTTGACTTTAAACGAAATTTTGTTAAGAGATATACACGAGTGTATGATCAAGAAAAACAAGAAGAGCAAGCCAAAAAAAGACTTGTAACAAAAGGCGAAGAGCTGGCATCTAAATACGGTTGGGGTAACCAGATAATAAAAGCGGCAGACTATAAATTACTTAATGTCGGCAAAGTTTTAAATACTCCTGTAGCTGAATTTCTATATTATCTTAATTACATGATTGACTTTAATGAAGCAGAGGACGAAAGGATCAAGAAAATCAACAAATTAAAATAGCAATGTTTTTAAAATAAAGGATGAATAATAATTTCTATAAAATAGTCAAAATCATTCGAGATACATTAGAACAAAACCCCTTGGTTAATACTCTGATTTATGCAAGGGGAGAGGATAAAGATATTTTAAAAGATAATATTTACCCTTTGGCCCATCTCAATCCTGTATCGGCACCTTGGACAAATGACGCTTCTAATAACTTTACTTTTGAGATAGGTGTATTTAATCAGCGTACAACAGATAATAGAAACAAGGTCACTAAGTTTGAAGGAAACGACAATGTGATTGACAACCATAACACTTGCTTTAGTATCATCAATGAGTTTCTAACTGTAATGTCAAAAGACAATGAGGATCAAATTTACATGACCACTGTGAGCGATATACAGCCGTTATTTTTGCAAGACAGTAATGGTTTAGATGGTTGGTTTGTTACGGTCACGTTTAAGATGATTAATACCTTAGATGTATGTTAGGTAAGAATTTAAGAAATGCAGTTTTAGGAATTAGTATTGAGTATAAAAACTCATACCAGTTCACCGTTCCAAAATTTAATTCTGATCTTAAAAATAGCATAAATCAAAAAAAGACTAAAGATGGTTTTTTTATTGAAGCTTTTAATTATTTTGACTTTCTAGATCAAGGTGTAAGCGGTAGTCTTAACGCTAAGAATCCTTTTAGCATATTCCAATATGATACACCATTTAGCTACAAAACTAAAAAGCCACGATTAGACAAAGGCCTAGGCGATTGGGCTAAAGCAAAAGGAATAAATAAATTTGCTGTCCAACAGTCTATATTTAGAAAGGGTATAGTTCCAAGGTTAATCACAAAGCAAGTGCAAGAGCAACTAGATAGAGGGCGAGGTATTCAGGATAGATTGAATGAAGGATTTTTAAAAGATATAGACGAAGAATTTAAAGATAAAAAATAATGGCTGAAAAATTATTACAAATAGATATTAATTTCGAAGTGGTAAATGTTGATGACATTCTTAATGGAGAGGGATTTACATATCAAATTAACGAAAACTTTAAACCTCTTTTTTATGATGAAGGTGATGCATTAGTAAATAAAACATTTGTTTCTTTAGACACAAGAGATGTTGACAATATCTTTAGTTTAAAAAATGGTGTGGATCAAAATTTTTTAGGAGGATTTAATGACAATGTTACTGTAATTGAGTATTTCTTTTTTAAAGAACAATCTATAAATCTTATTGCAATAGGTGGTGAGTTTACAGAATATACAAAAAACGGATTAACCATCTTTTGTCCCTTATTTATAATTCTTAATACAGATGGTACAGTTTTTAATTCTATAGATTACGGAAATTTTATTCAGAGTGGTATAAGTGTTAACGCAATAAAGTATCATGAAATAAATGATAGCTTAATTATTGGAGGTAAATTTATTGGCGTTGGAAGTTTACAGAATTTACAAAACTTAGTCGAATTAGATTTAATAAATGAAGGAGTTTCTAACTCAATGATTGAATTTGCAGCAGAGGGTAGTGTCGTTGGTGGACCTGTTAAAGCGATTGATATTATAAATAGAGTTGGAACTATAATCTGTGGAGGTGGATTCAACCAAGTTATTGGGGTAAACGCAAGGAGTTTATTCGCTTTAGATTCTACCTTTAAATTAAAAACAAATAGCCTTTATTCTAATTTAATAAATTCCATAAAATCTGGATCTGGATCTGTAGAGGCAATACACGTTAAGCAACAGGGAGAGCTTCAAATAGTTGTAGGGGGAAATATTACAACAAATTTATCAGAAAATTTGGCTGTTTTTAATGTTCAAGGAATTCAAATACAAAATTTTAAATCTGTTTTTGCTGATGGACAGGTTATACCCTTGCGAGGTATTGCTGAGAAAAATGATGGTTATTATTTTTCAGGGACTTTTAACAAATACGGAAATCAAGAGGTAAACAATCTTATTAAAGTAGACTTTAATGGTAATTTGGACAACTCATTTACGTTTGATTATGACGTAAGTACAGTCAACGCAATAGAGCTAGGAGAGTTTGGTTTTTTATATATCTCTTTTCAATCACCTACTCTTAATTATAATTTTGGAACTTTAAACTTGAACACTGGTATTATCGTAGAAAAATTAAAAGTTTTAAACTTGGTGAAAACTATAAAATATTTACAATTAGGCACACCTAGTCCAACACCTAGAGCTGTAATTATTGGGGGAAGAATTAACGAATTTTCAATATTTACAGATGATTTAGGTGAAAATGAAGTACTTTATGATAAAGTTAGTTTAACACAGACTAGAAATAATTTATTCGACAATTTAGTTGAAATCAATTCAAGAAACACCGACCTTGGTTTTTCTTATTCTAAAATAGGCCTCTATAAAATTAGAATAGAAAAAATAATACAGAATGAAGATATATACTTTCTGTCAAGAGTAAACGGAATTCAAGGCAAACTAACAATAAGTGTTTTTAGAAATGACGCCAATTTAGGTGATAGTATTATTAATGTTCCAATAAGAAAAGATTTTTTTATACGAAACATAGGTAGGAATATTTGGTCTACAGCTAATTTTTTTTTAACTATTTATCAAAACGATTTTGTAGTAAGCGAAGATAATACTATAGAAATTTACAAGCCAAAAATAACGGACAATCAGTTTAGCCAATTCTTAAATATAAGTCCACTTATAAACCAAGAGGATTTTGAATCTGATATTGGTTATTACGATCAACTAGATTACGGAACTAATGAACCAAAAATAAGAATTGCAAGACTTGGTACATTTGCAAGTATTAAGGCTGACACTCTCTTAGGCGAAACGGTGTTAGAAACCAAAAATGAATTTAACTTTTTGTTTGATGGTTTTAGAGAATTAAAACCCGTGCTTATAAACGGCAACAAAAGAAAGTATAATCGAGGTGGTAAAATTACAATTCCTTTTCTATCTGATAAGATTCGAGATATTGATATTATAAACGGAACATCAACAAATACAATCACTAATCCTAATTTTGAAAATGTAAATCCAGAAAAACCAGAGGAGTATATTTCTTATTTATGTATTGACTTCTCAGAATATTTAACTAGCGATACAACCATATTAAAATTTAAAAGAGATGGCAATGTCACAGTCGACACCATAACCTTATTCAAAGGCAATGAGAGCTTTCTATTTTATTCTGTAAAAGTTATATTCAAAAACAGTTTTGGAGCACTAGAGCCTACTTATATGAATGGTCGTAGTATTGATTCAGTAGACACAGATAGCTCACAATATAAGCGAAGCATAAGAGACATAAACGGCAATATTCAATTGCCATTAACGCATACAAATAAAACCTTTAATAAAACTGGATCAAGAGAATGGGAATGCAATACAGGTTTAGTTGATGCTTATATAAATGATTGCTATGAGGATCTATTCATGAGCGAAGAGATCTGGTTAGAAATTGATGGAGTACTGCGCGCGGTTTCTTTGGAAAGTACAAATTTCAATAAAAAAGATGATCTGCAAAAAGATATGATTAACTACAGGTTTAATTTTAAAGAGGATAGAAACTTAAACGAATGAAATTATCTTATTATATAGGCACTAGAAACCCCAATGGATCAATTAGGTCCGCAATATTTGACAAAGCTGAAAAAATAGATCTCTTTGAGGGTGAAACCGTAATGTATAGGGGCAAATTAGTTGATGCTGATAATATTGAAGCAGTTTTTAATGATCTAGTCAACACTTTTACGGTTCCAGCATCTCCAAAAAACAATAAGATTTTTAAAAATTGGTTTGAGATCGGTGTAAAAGGTGGATTTAATCCTAATTTACGTGTAGATTGTTACATAGAATATAATACTTTGCCGTTTAGATCTGGGAAGACACAGCTTGAAAAGATCAAAAACAAGGATGGAAAGATTAATTCTTATGCGATCACCTTTTATGGTGAATTAACTGGATTGGATGATATATTTAATGAGGATAAATTAAGTGATTTAGATTTTTCAAGTTTTGATTTTACATATAACAGAAGAAATATAACCGCTTTATTCTCTACACCGTCTTTAGTTTTAAACGAGTCTTTATCTCGAGTTCCTTCACTTATAATGCCTACCATTGTACCAGCATCTAGAGAAATACAGTATAATACTGGATCAAGTGCAAACGTCAAAGACATAACTAAAGATGAGGGAAGGTTATTCCTACAGGATTTTAGACCCGCTATAAGACAATATAGAATTATTGAAGCAATAGAGTCAAAGTATGGAATTAGTTTCTCTAGGGAGTTTTTAGATAGCACAGATTTTACCTCTCTTTACACTTGGTTAAATGGTAATGAAGATTTTGACAATATAAGAAACTGGGAAAGATTACAAGTATCTTCATTTATTGATAGTGATGATTATTTTTCATTTGAGAATAATAGGCTTAATTTAAAATTTAACACAAATGATTTAAAAAAAGAAGTAAAAGCAGATGGTAGATTATTCGATCCCAATAAAGTTTATAGAGTAACTTTAAGAACTAAGTTTCAATATAATAACCTACCAGCAGGTGTTAAATTTGAGTTGAGGTATATTGACAACGCTGGAAATGTTTTAGCAAGAGCTAATACAACTACAGTTACTAATCAAGGAGAGACTGGAACCATGTTTATCGATTTTGATATGCTGGGAAATTCCACAGACTTATTTAGTCTTTCTTTAAAATTAGAAATTAGAAGTAACGAAGAAATACAGTTTACTGGTAACAAAACCTATAGATCTTTCTACATATTAAGCGCACAGGTAGAAGATGATCCTGGTGCAAATGGATTCACTGAAATCCGTTCATCAACAGGGGGTTCCCTTGTTAATAATTATACCTATACACCTTTTTTTAAAATTTCTGAAAATATGCCAGATATTACAGTTTTGGACTATCTAAAAAACTTAATTAAGGAATATAAACTAATTATAAGACCTAATTCCACAACTAATTTTAGACTACAAAATATTAATGATTATTATGCTGAGGGGAACGTTATTGACATTACAAAATACAGCGATCAAGAAAGCGAAGAGTCTATAGTTTATAAAAATAACAAAACGATTGAATATAAATACTCAGTAGAGGAGGATAGTGTTTTACAAAAACAATTCAAAAAAGCAACTGGTAGATTTAGAGGTAACAACACTAAAAATTTTCAAGTTGACAATAAGAAATCTACAACTATAGAACTTAAAACCGAAATACCTTTTTTTGTTAGATTAACAGATACTTTACTAGAATCTTTTACAAATATAAATATTGCCATCTATAGCAGCGTTGAAAAAGGAGAAATAGATGCCATATTTCCAACAAATATGTTAAGCTTTTATTATAACGGAATTGCAATAGTTCAAAATTCAGGAACACCTTTGCCTGTAAAATTAGACTTAAGCGCAAAACCAACCGATGATATTACGCCTACACTTGATATTTTAGAATTGTTTGGAGTTCCAATTTGCGACTCATCAAATAATTACGTTAGCTCACAAGTTTCTAACAATTTAGATTTTAGTGATACAACCATAAACGGCTGGCATCAATCTAGTTTAATAAAAAATATTTATAATCAAAATCATAAACCTTGGATAGACAATCTTTTAAATAGTGATTCTAGGTTAATGACCCTTGAAAGTGTTTTACCTCCAAGTGTTGTAAATAAAATAGACCTTAACAGTCAAATCATTTACAAAAATAATAAATACAGTATAGAAGAATTTGATATTGATTTGACAACAAACGACGCAAAATTTACCTTGTTTCCAGATTTTAATAATCAATATCTAATAAGTGAAACTAGCATAAATAGAAACTTCTTTAATTTTAATGCGGGAGGTGGATTTTCTAACATAGTTGTGAGAACAGATAAGAAAATAGATTCTGTTTCTGATAATGCAAGCTGGATAACTATAGGAGAAATTTCAGGAAATAGAAGGGTTTACAATATACCTTTTTTTGTTAATGAAAACTATAAAGATTCACAGAGAAATGGTTTTATAACCTTAATTATCGGTGGGGTAAATTATGTAATAAATATAAACCAATCACTTAGGGTCGGCACATTAAATAATACACAGTTAACAATATCCCCAACAAATAGAGTTTTAAATTCTAGTGTACAAGAGTTTACTATAGACGTACAATCGAATGGGTTTTGGACTATTGGAGATCTACCCGAAAATATAGAATTGTTGAGTAATGATTTAGGATTTGGAAACGAAACATCTGTTTTTAAAATTACAGAAAATACAACAGGTTCCTTAATTGATGAAAGTTTTATAATTTTTCCACTAACAGAGCAATCTTTTAAAACTTTTAATATTAGGCAAAACCCTTAAAATAAAATGTTTTTAAAATTATGATAACAGATACAATTAATAGAATTCAATCCTATAAGAATCCCCCAAGGCATCCTTACATAAAAATGTACAAAGGTTATTATAAGAGGTGGAATATTTGGAAAAGATTGATTCTTAAAATAAAAATATGTCAGTAGTTAAAAAGATATTTGAATTTGTAGTCAATAACAAATCAGCAAATAAAGATATTGATAATACTAAAAAAGGTATTGCAGGTGTCACTAAAGAGACTCAAAAACTTAATAAAGAAACCAAGAAAACACCGCGACTTTTAAAAGCTTTCCAGTCGGGTGTAAAAGGTATCGGAACGGCCTTTAAAGCTGCGGGAATTGGTATCGTCATTGCTTTGTTTGCTAAACTAGCTCAGGCTTTTATAAATAATCAGAAAGTTTTAGATGCCTTCAATTTAGGTTTGGAGTTTCTTACTCGTGTATTTAATGACTTTGTGGTTTTTCTAACTGAAAAGGTGGATCCAATTAAAGATTTCTTTAAAGACATATTTGAGAATCCACTAGAAAATATTAAAAGCTTTAGTGATTCCATAAGAGATAATTTAATCGAACGTTTTAAATCTTTTGTTGAAACTATCGGACTTGCTGGGAAAGCTATAAGCCAATTATTTGAGGGTGATTTTTCGGGAGCATTAGAAACAGCAAAGGAAGCGGGTAAAGAATTAGTTGACGTTTATACAGGCGTAGATGGTTCTTTTGATAAAATTGGAAAGACATTAACCGAGACGGGTAAAGCTATTGCAGATTATGCCACTGAAACTTTTAATGCTGCTGATGCACAAGTTAACTTAAGGAACGCTGCTTTGCTTGCTGATGCTCAAATAGCTTTAAGTATTTTCCAATATCAAAAAGAGATCGAAGTCTTAAGACAGGTTAGGGATAATATAGAATTAAGCTTAGATGCTAGGGAGGAGGCAAACGACAAAATAGGTAAGCTACTTATAGAGCAAGGAGCTGAAGAGAAGAAACTTGCAAACATAAGACTAGATACGGCAAATGCAGATTTAGCAGCCAATAAAACTAATATTGTTTTACAAACTGCGGTAATAAATGCTAAAAGGGAGGTAGCTGATGTTGAAGAAAGAATTGTAGGCTTCCAATCAGAGCAGTTAATTAATGAGCAGGGCTTAAGAGAAGAAAGAAGGACCAACTTACAAGAGCTTCGAAAAATTGGAAAGTCTAAGGACGATTTAAGCCGTACCGAATTAGAAAATACCTTAGAAAATCAAAGGGTATTAATTGAGCGCACGGTTGAAAATGAAAATGAAAAAAATGAATTGCTTATCGTAGCAGCGATGGAATTCAATGCTGGGGTACAAGCAATAGAGGATGAAAACTTAGCAAAGCTTCAAGAAATCCGAAACAAGTATATTCCAGAAGATGACATAGGATTAACCCCGCAGGAAATATTTCAAAGGGAACGAGATAGAAAGTTGGAGGAACTACAAATTGAATTGCAGGATTTAGAGGTAGGAGAAAAAGAAAAGGCTGAAATTATAGCCAAATATAATAAAGATACTGTAGAAGGTTCTAAAAAGTTAGCTCAACAGGACGCAAAATTTACAAAGTTAACAAACGACCAAAAAGTAGGTTATGTTCTAGGAGGTGTTTCTAGTATCATTGATAGCTTAGCGAAGGGAAGCGATGCGGCAAAAGGGTTTGCAGTTGCTGAATCTCTATTTAACACGTATCAAGGTATAACAGCGGCTTTCGCTTCAAAAGAACCTCTACCAATAAAAATATTAAACGCAGCAACAACAGCAGCCGCTGGTTTTGCTTCCGTACAAAATATACTATCTACTAATTCAGATGGTAGCGGTGCAACATCTGGCGCAAGGGGTGGAAATGTTATATCAGCTTCGCCAAGATTTGACACCGTAGGTGATTCTAGCAATGTTAGAAATGCTCAAAACGAATCCGAGCGAGATACCACACCACAGGAATCTTATGTAGTTAGTGAGAAAGTAACCAATCAACAAGCATTAGACAGAAACAGACAAAATAATTCGAGATTTGTTTAAGTTGTTTTTAAAATAAAGTTAAATGGAAGAGCAAATATATAAAGCGGTTTGGAATGACGAAGAGGATGGCCTATTGTATGGCATATCCTTAATTGAAAGACCTGCAAATAAATATAGCTTTATTGAGTTGAGCGAGGATCAAAGAGAAACCATTAAACTAAAGGTTGAAAATAAATTAAAGAAGCAATTAGCTTGTGTGGTATTGGTCCCAGAACAAAGGATTCCAAGGTTTACAGAAGAGCGTGGCGATTTTAGCGTTTATTTTGATGCGGAAACTATAGAGAAATTAGCTCATAATTTTTTGACTCAAGAAGGTTTTAACAAAAATAACTTTTTTAACCACAATCAAAGCGAGAGAATCAAGTCAAGTGTTGTGGTTGAATCCTGGGTTATATGCGATGAAACAAAAGACAAAGCCTTTGCTTTAGGGTTTAACAATTTACCGGTTGGCACTTGGTGTATCATTATGAAATTAAACGATGACGATTGGGCTGAGTACATAGAAACAGGCAAAGCAACAGGGGTTTCCATAGATAGCTACTTGTCTATGGAGAAAATGTTGTTTTCAGAAGAAAGTAGTATATCAACAAATATAAAAAAGCAAATGGGAAATTATTTAAAGCAGTTTATTAAGTTCATGGAGGGCAAAGAAGAGATTAAAATGATCTCTATTCCCATTGAAGGCGCCGAACCCTTAGAGGTTGAGTCTTTAGAAATTGGAATGAAAGTAGTGCGAGGTCAAGAAGTCATCACTGATTCGGAATTTGTTTTTGAGGGCATGACCTACAAAACCGATGGCGAAGGCATGATTTCACAAATGGAACCCGTTATTGCTGAAGAGGTTAATGCCGAAGAGGAAGAAATGTCAATGGAAGATCAAGAAAGGGAGCTTTTAGAGATGATCGCAAAAGATCCTGACATGGATAAAATCTTAGCTAAAAAATATAACATGTCGGATGAAGAGAAGGTAAAAGTGGTCCTAAACATGGCTGAAAAATCAAAAGATGTTAAATCTAAATTTGAAAAGTTGTTTTTAGAAGAAATCAAGGTGTTAAAAACCAGCGGAGAAACTAAAGACAAAGAGATTCTAAAGTTAAAAGCACAACTAGAAGAAACCCCCAACACGGGCAAAATTAAAGCAGAAGTCAACTTAAAGGCTAATAATAAAGAAAGTACGCTTGAGGCGTTGGGAAGAATTTCAAGATCTAACAAATAACAAAAAAAGAAATGGCAACAGATAGTACAGTAAATTCAGGTTATAACGGTGCTTTAGCTGGTGAAATTTTCATCCAAGCATTTAAGAAGTCTGACACAATTGCAAAAAATTTAATCACAGTTCTACCCAATAACATTGGTACTGGATTTTTACCTAGACTAAGCTACTCAGCAGAGTTACAGGATTATGCGTGTGGATTTGATCCAGAGGGTGAAGTTGATTACGATGATGTAGAGGTTGTTTTGAAGAAATTCAAAATCGATCACGAACTATGTAAGGATGAATTTCATCAAACATTCCAAGCACAATCAGCCGGGCTTTTTGCAGCAGCAAATGAAATACCAGCTGATATACAATCAGCTATTCTTTTGGCCATTGTTGAAAACCTGGGCGCTAAAGTAGACGATTTTATTTGGAATCGCGCAACACTTGGTTTATTCGCAAAGCTTAGGGCGGATGACGCTACAATCGAGGTGCAAAATACCACAATAACAAAAACAAACGTTGTTACTGAAGTTGAGAAAGCCTACAATGCTATTATAGACGAGGTAATGGATGAAGAGGATTTAGTTTTAGCTACTTCTAAGAAAGTTCTTAAATTATACAAACAAGCAGTAGCAGCACAAGGTCTTAATACCACGGTGGGTGATAAAGAACTCGACTTTTTAGGATTAAGAATGGAAAGCGTTGGAGCTATTGCGGGCGATCAAATTTTAATCTACCGAGTTAAAAACCTAGGTTTTCTAACAGGTTTGGAATCAGATCTTAACCAGGTAAATGTTAAGGACATGGACGAAAGTGATCTCTCAGGGACCATTAGAACTAAGGTAGTTCTCGAAATGGGTGTGGGCTTTAGCTTTGCTAGTCAAGTAGTTTATTATGGCAACTTTGCATAATTTAAAAAAACAAATAACTAAAGAAACCCTCTCTAAATAAAGAGCGGGTTTTTTATAAACAAAAAATAAATAATGGCAACAAGCGATATAACCACTGGATTTTTTGTAGAGGATAAAAACGCGACAGCAGGATTCAAAACCCTATTTGTGGCAAACTTTGCAGACTATATTTTTGAAACTTCAGAAGATGAAACCGATGGTATTCTTTTAACAGGTATCCCCTCGGATTTTCAGGTGTATAAATTTCCTCTTAAGAATGTGGGTAATACTTACACTGAGCCAACTAGCTCAAGCAGAGACACTGGAACCACAACTTTCAACGGAACCTTAACAGCAGTCTTTACAAAGATTACGGCTAAAAAGTCTTTTCAATTAAGACAAATGGTTTTTGGTAGACCTATTGTATTCGCCGAAACAAACGGCGGTGATATTTTAGCTATTGGTTTGCGCAGAGGTGTAGAGTTTAATAATACTACAAATATTGAGGGACCTATGGACGGTGCAAACGCTTACACCTTAGAGGGAGTATCTCAAGAAGCAGAACCAGCTTACTTTTTGGATGCTAGTACAATAACAGCATTAAAAGCGGCTGTGACGTATAGTGAGTAAATTCATGTAAATACAAAAGACTCAACTTTAATTGGTTGAGTCTTTTTTATTTAAAATAATATTTAGTTTGCTAGTATGTTATTTCTAAAACTTATTGCCCCATTTTGTGAAATGTAATCGCTGCAATTTTTATACCCTAACTGAAATACTTTCTCATCAAGCACAGATTGTTTCTTAACTTGGTTGCCTAAAAGTTGTCGGTTTAGTCTATTTATACTTGTTTCTTTATGAACTCTAGGAGTTTTTAACATCTTTGAACTTTTGCTTTTGTGCCTTCTTGTTACTTCTTGACGAAACTCTTGCATTCCGTGTTCCTCAATAACTTTGTAAATCATTCTCCAAGAGGTTTTAGCTTTTATCCTAATATCATCAAGCATCTCTCCTCTTAATAAAAGACTTTTAATAAGTTTTTGTTTTTCGTTCATGGTTTTAGTTTTAATGAATTTGCTTAGTTATATAATCTATGTATTTTTCTAAATCTTTACTATAATTATCTAACCAATCTATGTAGTCTTCTGCCGAGTAAATGTTTTCAGGTCTGTAATCTTATTTATTTGGTCTTTTCATGGTTTTATTTTAAACTATCATATAGCATTGTATATAACAGGTAGGTTTTTTTGTTATTTTCATTAAGTGCATAATCTTTATTTTTAGCACTAGATAAAATATCTTTTAATATTTCTTTAATATTTTGTTTTTCGTTCATGATTTTAGTTTATCATTTATTACTTTCTTAAAATCTTCGTAATTATGCTCACCATAATTATCAATAATAATTTTAAAAACAAACTCAGCAAACTCTTTAGCTGAAAAGTTTTCTTTTTTTAATAATTCTTGAATTTGATTTTCCATAGATTTTATATTTATTTTATTCTACTTTTTGCGAATTGTTGCATAAGCTCAATACTACCTGAGAATGTTTTGATACATTTCTCTACTTGCTTAGGTGTTCCGCTTTGACCGTTGTACTGACAAATCTTTTTTGCTAAATCTTTCATGGTTTTTGTTTTATAGGGGTTTTTACACCCCGTTTAGTATTATTTTTTAATGTAAAAAACGTCGTAAAACATTTGACTCTTATCGTTAGGAGAAACACTTCCATCCATAAAGTGACCTTCTCCAAAAAGTTTACTTAATTCAAAATCACAAATATTTTTATCGTTATCTAAAACAATACAAAACTGAGGACTTCCAAAATTAATATTTTTATTATAAACCCATAAATGATCTGATTTAGAATTTAAACTTCTCCTGTATTGCTCGGGTGTTAATTTAATTGCTTTCATGGTTTTTGTTTTTAGTTATAGGCAAATATACAACCAACAAACGGATAAATGAACACTTATTTAAACTAATGTATGTTAAAGTTTGTCGTGTTGTTTTTAGAATAAATGTTAGTAATTAATATTAACGATAAGAAAAATATCTACTTAAATGCTGATCTTACCATCAGCGAGGTTGAAAATGATGATAACGTTTTGATAGAAGGTGAGTTTAATACCATCTCTATTTATCCAAGGGTGTACATGGATGAGGTAACTATCTCTATTTATGACGAGATTACCGATGAAACAGTTATTGAAGATGTATTCACCTCATTTGGAGACAGGGGTAGACAAAATATTTATGTAGATTTTGATTTTGAAGATGATAAAAGTTACTTAATAGATTTTAAGCAGGTTGATACTGATGTATTAATATTTAGAGGGCGTTTATTTTCTACAACAGAAACCAATATACAGGAGTTTAATCGATTTGATGAGGATAACGAATCTGGAATTATACAAGCATGAAAAAAGATAGCGTACAAGTACTAAACTTCAACGGTTATGAGAGAATAAACCCACAGAGTTTATTGCAAATTGGTAATAAATTTTTAACAAATGGCCCAGATAACGGTTTTTTTACCACTGTGGAAAATGCCTATCTGGGATCTGCAACTCTTCAGGCCGTTGTAGATGGGTATGTAAATTATATCGTAGGTGATGGACTAATTGCGGTTGAAGGTATTACTCAAGAGAAGCTAGATAGCATACTTTCAAGCGAAGATGTTAATATGTTGGTCCACGAATACAAACTACAAAGAAATAGTCCATTACAGGTTATCTACAACAAAGCGGGAGAGTTAAAAGTGACAAAAATATATAGTATTCCAGCTCGACAGATCGCCGTTGATAGGCCAGATGATATGACCGAGGACCCGTTAGCATATTGGTTTAGCTTTGACTGGAAATTAAGGAGTCGTTTTAGGCCTCAATTAATACCGTCTTTCGGAAAAGGTCAAGACAAGGAAACAGAAATCTATTATCTTAAAGGTCATTCACCTCAACCTATTTTCGCATTGCCAGATTACTTTTCAGGTTTGCAGTATGCCCAAATTGAGGAGGAAATTAGCAATTACATCAGAAAACACATAAGGAATAATTTTTCAGCGGGTAAAGTCGTAAACATTAACCAGGGTGAAAGCATAAGCGAAGAAGCCGAAGAGGATGCGGAGCGAGTATTTAAGAAGAAATTGACAGGAAGTCAAAACGCTGGTGAAATAATATTATCATTCAATAAGGATAAAGATTCAGCTACAACGGTGGATAGTATTGAGATAGTGGACGCTTACCAACAATTTGAATTTGTAAGCAAGGAGGCGAATTCAAAAATATTGTTAGCTAACAAAGTAACCTCTCCTAGTCTATTTGGTCAAGCCGTTGCAACCGGGTTTTCTAGCGATTCCGAAGAAATGAAAACAGCTTTAAAAACTTTGTATCGAAATCAGATCAATCCAAATCGAAACACAATATTAAAAGGGTTAGAAAATATTTTAAAAATTGGTTATCCAGATGTAAAGCTAGAATTTAAAGATTTTGAAGAGTTAAGAGAAAATGAGGTTAACCAAGAAATAGAATAAAATGGCAACACTACTATTAAAGGAGGATGATATCACAAAAAACACCCCTATAGGTGGTAATGTTGAGACAAGCCGCTTAATTCCTGCTATAAAATCGGCACAAATTACAGCTATTAAACCACTTTTGGGGCAAGCTTTTTACGATGAGTTAATTAGACAATTTATCGAAGGAACTTTTGAAGATAAATATGGTGAATTATATGAGGACTATGTTAAGCCGATGCTTATACATTTGGCTACGGCTTTTTATTTTTCCTATGGAGCTTACAATATAGGCAATAAGGGCATATACAAAGCCACAGGGAGTGACTCAGAAGGTATATCTAAGAATGAGGTTGACTATCTAGTGAAAGCACAAGAGAAGCAATATGAGTCCTATAAATATGGTTACTTTGAGTTTATGGAAGCCAATTATGAATACTTTCCTTTGTATGACAAAAAGGAAACAAGAGGAACAAAAAGAGTGACCTATGGAGGTTGGTCTTTTAAGAAACAAACAAATTATAACAAATAAATATCATGGGAGTAGAAAGCAATCCATTACAAAATGATCTAGGTTACAACTTAGCAAGTCTAGGACAGTTTGGAGTAAGACAACTAACAACAAACGCCACAAGCGCAATAGGTGAAAAGTTCATGGCCATTTACGCGAATGAAGATAGTGACTTTACGGTTGCATCCACAGGCGGTGGTGATCCTTCATTTACAGTATCGCTAAAAGCTGGAGGATCTCTTCCTGGTCCTTACAAAAACATCACAGGACTAACTGGAAATATCCTATGTTTTAAAAGTAATGAGTTATGAGTTTAGGTTTTAGTTTAGGTTTTAATTATAATAGATTTAGCGGTGGAAGCTTTGAAGGCTTTTTGGATAAATTCTCAGGGTCTAGTTTAGGCTTAAGTTTAGTTAAGCTGCGAAAAGAATATACAGGTTCTGCGATTAAAGTAAGAAGGTCAAGCGATAACGATGTTAGAGATATAGGATTTGTAGAGGGTGTATTAGACACCGCAAGCCTTTTAACTTTTGCAGGTTCTGGGGATGCCTTTGTTCCTATCATATACGACCAAGTAGGAGCTAACAACATGACTCAGACTACTGCAAACTTGCAAGGTCAAATAGTTTCTAATGGTTCTGTAATTCTTAAGGGAGGCAAGCCTTGTATTTTAAGGAGCGCAAATGATAACGGTGGTTATATTTCTACCTATGCACCTAATGACGGCGCAACTGTTAAGGGTGTGTTTTATGTTGGTGATAACGAAAGTAGAGATAGGAGTATAATGTTTGGAAGCTTAACTCAGTCTAATGATTTTGCATTTGCTGCAATTAATAATGATCCAGCAAGTATAGATAGCAATTTAGCAATTACATCAACAAGACTAAATGGAAATAGCGTAACAATTAACACTAGAAGCCAAGCTTTTAATTTTACTAATTCTCAATTTTTGCTATATAGAGAAACTGAATTTAGTTTTAATAACAATGTTTTAGGTCTAGGATATAGACAAAACAGTCCTGCCAACTTTGGAATGTTTACTTTTCAGGAATTAGTAATCTTTGAAAATACAGACGATGCAACAGAAAAAGAAAATAATAGAAATGCTATATATAACATATACTAATGTACTACAAAGGCACAAAGAAAGATAGCGAAGCTTACAATAGTCTAGTAGTTATAGGAGAGAACTATCAAGATTCAACAGACAGGTGGGCTAATGTAATAAGAAATGAAAACGGTCAAGGCTTTGCTATATCAAAACATGACAAATACGAAACCGATATGACTCTTGTACATAGTTTACCAGATAGTTGGTCTAATAACTTAGAAGCATGAGCTTAATATCAGATAACTTCTCAACAATAGTCGCTTCAACGATTGGAGTTGCAACCACTATAGCTAGTTTTTTTACAGGTAAGAAGCTTAAAAAATCAGCAGAAAAGACAAAAGAAAGTAATGCTAATTTAGAGATTGGTAAGGCTTACAAGCTTATGGCTGAGGCAAACAACGCTTTTATTGAAAACATGACCGAGAAAATGAACCACCAAACAAAGGAGATACAAGAGTTAAAATTCGAGGTTACAGCGTTAAGAGAGGAAAATAAGTTACTTTTAGGACAACTAAAAAAATACAGGAAATGAAACTACTAATAGATCGTTACTCGCCTGAAGAAAAACAAACTATTGGATGCTTGTACTTATTAGGTACAAATGACTCAGTAATTTCAAAATGGGATTCATTAGAATTGCCTTGGCTAGATAATAAAGGAAGGGTGTCGTGTATTCCGACAGGTAATTATAAGGCAAGAAAACACAACTCACCTAAGTTTGGATCTTCTTTGTGGCTTCAAGACGTGCCAAACCGATCAGAAATACTAATACATAAGGGCAATTATTATTCTGACATATTAGGTTGTATATTGATAGGTAGATTCTTAAGAGACATTAACAACGATGGACTTATTGACGTTGTAGATAGCCAAAACGCTGTAAAAGAACTATTAAGCTATCTTAAGAATATAGACTTCATTATGATTCAGATAAGGTAATTTATATTCATTACCTTTACCAAAACTAAACTGTGAGAAATAAAAGATTCAGAATTACAGATACAGAAATATTAAACAAACTAGGTATTGAGCCGAATAAACATCACAGATATGCGCTAGATGATAGAAAAATAAAAGAATACAATAAATTAACACAAGGTCAAGAATTAGAAGACAAAGCTATCAAATCAGATAGATACAACAGCGAAGAGTTTTTTCTTAGTGCTTGGTGTCCCATTACAAATAAGATACTTACGCCAAAGGAGTACTGCGAAAAGTACAACCTTCCGTACAAAGACATGATAAGGGCAAAGTGGTTGCCATACCACTATAAAGAACCTTCTTATCACATTGATTTTGTAGATCATAAAGTAGAAAACGATTTTGACGTTGAGGAACTAAAACAAACCTTAGCTCAAGAATTAAAAAAGACTTATAATCCATTACAAGTAGACGAGCAAACTAACACAGAAGGTGTACTAAAGTGGGCTGATTTGCATTTTGGTGCAATGATAGAGGAACTAGTTAAGACAAGAGATTTTAACACTCAAATCCTCAAAAACGGATTACTTACAAGTATAAAAGACTTTAATGATTTACGATTTGCAAAGAGACATGTACACATACAAGGCGACCTAATAGAGAGTTTCACGGGGCTTAACCATATTAATTCTTGGCACTCTATGGATTCAAAAATGATAGGTGCAAACGTAATTAAGTTATGTACAAAATTACTACATGAAGCACTAAGCAAGATTAACAACTTAGATACTGTTAAGATAATAGGGGGTAATCATGATAGAATAAGCAAAGATAACAAAGAGGACGTCAAAGGAGGTGCAGCAGAAATTATTGCTTATTGTCTTGAACTATTAGGTTACAATGTAGAGTTTCACCCTTACGTTATATCTCACGAAGTGCAAGGTATTAACCACATTATCCTGCATGGTGACAAAGTCGTGAGCTCAAAAACATCTGAAGAACTAGTAAGCTTATACGGTGCACATGGAAAATACAATTTCATCACAGAAGCGCACCTTCATAAAGCAATGGAGAAACTTACTGCAAAGCAAAGAAGCAAATACCAAGTAATACAAGACGACAAGCTAATGCTAAGAAGATTAACGCTTAAGCCGTTCTTCACTGGCAATTATTATAGCGAAACGCTTGGATATAATGCAAATGCTGGGTATAGTATAATTTGGGCAAATGATAAGGGACTTCCAAAAATGTTAGATAACACAATATAATAATATGAAATCAAGTTATAAGAAAAAAAACGGTACTACAAGAGTAGGCGACTCTCTTAGGTGGCTAATAGACCAAGGTAAGAACATTGCTCCTGAGCTTTTGACCATCGCTGGTAGTATTACGGGTGTACAAGCCCTAACTGCCTTAGGAGAGAAAATAAAGGGTGAACCTAATATATCAGACTTAGACAAACAAATGCTATTAGCGCAAATAGAAATGGATAAGGAGGATATGAAAAATATTTCTGACCGTTGGAAGTATGACATGGAATCAGATTCATTCCTAAGTAAGAATATTAGACCGCTTTGTTTAGGATTTCTTACACTTGCAATGACTTGTTTTATTGTTTTGGATAGTTCTAGCATTAATTTTAACATCGATCCTGTATGGGTTGACTTGCTTAAGACTCTATTAGTTACCGTTTACCTTGCTTATTTTGGAAGTAGAGGTGTCGAAAAATTTAAAAAAATTACCACAAATCATGGATGATATTGATATAGAAAAAGACAATGTAATAAGATTGGCTAGAAAATACGGATTCTCAATCAAGGAGGATTTAGTTTTTGGCGAAATGGATTACATTGATCTAGTCGATCAGCAAACACAAGATCAAGAGTTGGCTGGGTTAATTAGTTCCATTGGGGCAGTAACACGAATACTGGGTGAAAAGCTTGTGTATAAGTATCAAGGTCCTTCTCCTGAGCGTAATTTTTGCAAAGAGCTGATCCGCATAAATAAATTCTATACTAAAGAAGAGATTAACATAATGTCCTTCCAAGGTAGAAATAAGAGCTTTGGCCACAATAGACAAAATTATTCCATTTGGAAATATAAAGGCGGGGTCAACTGCAAACATCGCTGGGTGTCCTATACTGTGATAAGAAACAAAAAAGGTAAAATTATACAATCCGTAAGAATAAACAACGCTCCGGGGATTGCTGGTGATATTGCAAAATCTAGTAATAATTTCTATAGGTTTAAATAAAAAGTATTATATTTGTCCTTTCATGTTTTTAGTTTTAGCCCCTTTCATAAATGTTAGGGGTTTTTTTATGCCTAAACTTTAACAGATATTAGTTTAAGTAAGTGTTCATTTATCTGTTTATTAAATATATATTTGTAGAAACAAAAACACAAAATTATGGAACATTTCACTAGTAAGGATTATAAACAAATATTAATTAATGAAAGTAAGCTTGAGGGATTGGAAAAAGATGATTTTGAAAACACCCTAATGCACTTCGCATCTTTATACGCCAAAGAGCTTAATAATAAAAACAAATAATTATGGGAGTTTACGAATCAATCAAAGCCGGAAATGGTGTTATAGGTTTTTTAAATGCAAACGAAAGTAAAATCGACATTGGCAAGCCTATAAATAAAAGCCATAAGCAACAGCAAATTCATTTAAATAATTTAATTATCAAATTTGGCGAAGAAAACAACATCAAGATGTTTAAAAACAATTCATCAAAGTATAAAGGTAGTTTCTCCCCATTCTTTACCAATTGTATAGATGTGCAAAATAATTTCAGCTTATTTACATATTGGATATTCAAAAATTATAAAATAAATTAGTTTAAGTAAGTGTTCATTTATCTGTTTATTAATTATATATTTGTAGAAACAAAAACACTAAAAATTATGGGATTACAATCAGAAAAAGAATATTATTTATTTTGCATTTTAGAAGGCTGGTTAGTTATGGAGGTAAACCTCCCTAATTCATGCGAATCTTATCTACCAAATAAAAGAAATAAGTATTCCGAGAACTTGAAAGAAATTACAGAGATGAAAAACGATAGTAATATTTCTTACGAACAATTTAAAATTAACTTTCAAATGCTATTATCATGAAAAATAAAGTAAAAGAAATCGTAATTAAAAATGTAGAATTTAAAGATACTTATATTGAGAATCAAAAGTGTTTTTATGTTTACGAAATAGAAACAAATGATCGTTTAGACTCAAAAGCCATAGATAGTGTAATTACACAAACAACAAACCTTCCTACATCATTTATGGAATTTATGGAAGAGAATAATATCAGTTTTGAGCAAACATTGGAATTCCTGAACAATAACTACAAAAAACAATAACAAGAAAATGAAAAAGATAAAAGAAATTATAGATGTGGATTTGATCTTTGAAACTTATAAGATTAAAGTGAATCAACCTCACTTAACTTATACACACTTTTGTATTTATGTACTCGGTTCAACTGTTACCCAGGTTAACGGATGGAGAACAGGAGATAAGCAAATGACTAATTATAAAAAGTCAAAAGTTTGGGAGTTAGTGGATTTAAATTCAGAACAATATTCTAAAAATGTAATAATTTAATTATGGGATGGACTAATCCAGAGGACGACCAAGACTTAGAAAACAAATGCGCTTTTTGTGGCGAAGAGTGCGTTAGAACTTACTGCGATGATCAATGCAAAGAAGCTGACATTAACGATTAACAAAAACTAGAAACTATGAAAGATTTAACAGTAGAAAATTTTGAAAACTTAAACTTTGCTCAAGACTTTAGCAAAAAAGATGCTAAAAAGCAAGGCTTGGAATTAGCGAGAAACATATTAGATAACGGAAACGTTAACCCACTTGAGGTAATGGCCACGCTCGTAAGATTAAGCGAAGTGATTAATACCTTCCAAACAGAATTAAAAGCAAACCTTGATCTCCCAGAAGAGTTAAAACTAAACGGTGTACACTTCAAAAGCCGTCAAGGTTATGAGATCTTAGATTATTCAAAAGACGGGATGATTGACCACTATGAAAAACTACTTAAGCAGCGCAAAGATCTTATTAAATCAGCTTGCAAAGCAGGATCACCGGTAGTCGATCCAAATACAGGCGAAGAAATTAATCCTGTTCCTGTAAAAAGTTATACTAAAGATAGTATAATAATAACATTTTAAGTATATTTAAGCTATAAATTGAGCTGACGCGGTTACAGCATTTTAGTCGTATTTTAAAACATTTATATTATGAGTTGGTTAGAAAGAGCAGAAACAAAAAGTAAAAACCCAGCAAAGAAATTTTTAAGCTGGAAATCTGAAGAAAAGTGTTTCGGATATTACGACAAAGACAAAAAAGAAAACATCTTAGTTACACTTCCCTTTAAATTTGTGATATTAGAACATTATCACACAGTCAAAGGATGGAATGATGCAAGCGAAAGCGGTATTTACTCTAATGAGGTATTCCAAATTGGTAACGAAGAGATCCAAGTTAAAAGCTTTAAAGGCGGTAACATTGCTAGCGGACTCTACAAAGACAATAAGCCTTCTATAGTTGCCGCTGGTGGCCATTATGCCAGAAGTATTTACGCTGTTACCAACGACCTTGAGATCATTAATATAAGTCTAAAGGGAAGCGGTGTGAGTAGTTATTCGGATTTTATTAATGATATTGGTGATAGTAATTTTGACAAGAATTGGATAGAGGTATCCGAGGCTAAAGAGCTTAAAAAAGGTAAAGTAAATTATTCTATACCAGTATTCAAAAAGTCAACCGCAATCAAAGATAGAAGTAAGCTAATGCCGTTTGCTGAAGAGTTACAAGATTATATGATAGATTATACCGCTGAAGGTTCTGAGGTCATTAGAGCTAAGGCAAAAGATATAGAGATAGAACAAAAAGATGATGAAGATCTAGCTTTCTAAATATATTAATTATCCAATAGGTAAAAACCCCTTTGCAGAAATGTAAAAGGGTTTTTTTATAAACGGATTAATACGCTTTCCTATACCCCCCGTTGAGAGAATAATTCATAAATCATTAAGGGGGGGTATAAATCCTAAATAAATCCGTTTATCCGCACTAAATTACTTAATGTATTGTTATACAGTTAATTATAAATTTATATAAAATGGATGTTGTTTATCTAATTAAATAGTTTATATTTGTTGTTCAAAGGTGTGGCAACCCAAAACATTTATTAGTAAACCCCTTCTTACCTTGGACAGCCACACCTCCATTTTAAGCAAGGGGTTTTTTAGTTAAAAAAATATGAAAGATACTCAGATTACAGCTTTTAAAAGTATAAGGGACTCAAAGACTCCTTATTATATTTCGTTGGAAAAGTCTATTAAGAGGATTCAAACAGGGGTATCAAGAGAGCTTATTGATAAGATTAGAAATACAGATGAAAAGGAGCCTAGGAATGTACTAAAAGCAAACCTACCTTCTATTTGTTATGGCGGTGTATTTTCAGAGAGAAATAAAAATAGTCTTAAGGAGCACAGCGGTTTAATGATAACCGACTTTGACGGAATCCCTACTCAAAAAGATTTTGATAAAGTTTGGAAACAACTCACAACTAATCCTCATTCTGTTTTTGTGTTTTTAAGCCCGTCCAGTGGTGCTAAAGAAACTTATGGCATCAAAGCATTGATTAGTATTCCAAAGTGTACTCACCAAGACCATACAAAGTATTTTAAGGCTTTTAATGATAAATTCAAAATACCCTATTGGGATAATTCCAATTCAGATGTTAGCCGTGTTTGTTATGAAAGTTATGATCCTAATTGTTATGTAAATTATAAGGCCAAAGTATTTTCGCCAACTTTAAAAGATGAAGGGTTTGACATAAAAGATAGGGTTCCTTTAATCCCTGTTACTGATGAGGATAAAATTATAGATAAGATAATGTCTTTTGATTGGAAAAAAGATTTTATAGAAGGAGAGCGTAATAATTTTGTATTTGATTTGGGTGGGGCTTTTTGTGAATATGGTATAAGTGAAGATTATGCAATAAGTTATATTCAAAATAATGTAGCTTATGGAAACTTTAAAGAATCAGAGGTTTCCAATACTATTAAATCAGCTTATAAGCGTAGATCATTCGGAAGTAAATACTTTGAGGATTATAATAAGCAAAACGCCATAAAGACCAATTTAAAGAAGGGCAAAGCAAAAGTTATAGATCAGTATAAAATAGAAGAGGAAGTTTATGACAGGCTTAAATATGAAGCTGAGGTTGACAACTTTTGGGATGTAGATGATAAGAATAAAATTAAAGCTAATCCTTTGAAGTATAAAAGATTTTTAGAGCGTAATGGATTTAAAAAATACTTTCCTGCTGATTCTTTAAAACCCTCATGGGTTTTCATAGAATCTAATAAAGTTAGTGAAGTTTCTCCGGAGCGCATAAAGGATTTTGTTTTGAATTACCTAAATGAAAAAAATGAATATGATGTTTGGAATTATTGCGCAAACTATCAAAATTTGTTTAGCGAAAGCTTTTTATTAATGTTGGAAAGTATAGAGCTATCAATGATAAGAGATACAAAGGAAAAATCTTTTATAGCTTATTCCAACGGGATCTTAGAAGTCACAAAAGATAAGATTAAACTATTGGATTATATTGATGTAGATGCTTATATCTGGAAAGCTCAAATTATAGACAGAGATTTTGAGATCACTAAGGAGGTAGAGAATAATTATAAGCTTTTCATATCTAATATTTCTCAGGATAGTTCTGATCCAATTGAGTGTGTTTTAGGCTATCTACTATCTAGGTATAAGAATAAAATGAATAACAAAGCTATTATCTTAAACGATGAGGTTATTAGTGAAAATCCTGAAGGGGGGACCGGTAAAGGGTTATTTGTTCAAGGCATTAGGCAAATGAGGAAAGTATCAATATTGGACGGTAAAACTTTTGACGATAAAAAAAGCTTCCCCTATCAAACTGTTTCGCAGGATACCGACATCTTAGTTTTTGATGATGTAAAAAAGAATTGGGACTTCGAAAGTAAGTTTAGCTTAGTCACCGAAGGAATGACATTAGAGCGTAAAAACAAAGATGCTATTAAGCTATCAGTTGAGGAAAGTCCTAAGATGTTGGTAAGTACAAACTACGCGATTAAGGGCGAAGGAAACAGCCACGACAGGCGAAGGCATGAAATAGAAATTGCTCAATACTACGGTAAGAATTTAACTCCTTATGATGAGTTTGGCCATCAACTTTTTGATGATTGGAATAAGGTTACATTCAATAAGTTCGATAATTATATGGTTGGCTGTTTACAAAAGTATTTGCAAAAAGGATTAATTCCACAAAAGGCTAAAAATTTAACCATGCGGAAATTTATAGCTGAGACTTGTATGGAGTTTCACGAGTTTATGAGCGATGAGGATAATTTCCCATTAAACAAAAGAAATGATAAAGCTGTTATATTTAATTCATTTGTTCAGGAATATAAAGATTACGAAAAGTATTTAAGTCGAAAGAGATTTCATATCTGGGTTAGTAAATATGCAGGATTTATAAAAGCGCAATTTGACTCAGGAAACACAAACGGCCTTAAATGGTTTGAGATTAACAACGGGGGAGAAACCCAAAACGATGAAGTTCCATTTTAAAACTAAAACATGTATAAACTAAAAGAACATCAAATTGAAAAGTCTAAGGAATTAAACGAGATTCTGCTAGATTATAACATTGCCTTTTTAGCAGGTGAAGTAAGAAGCGGTAAAACTTTGACAGCTCTTGAAGCTGCTAGATTATACGGAGCTGGCAAAGTAATTGTAATTACCAAAAAGAAAGCAATACCGAGCATCTTATCGGATTATAAAAACTTTGCTTTTGATTTTGATATAATAGTCGTGAATTACGAATCATTGCACAAGTTGGATAATTACGATTGTGATCTGGTAATTTATGACGAGTCTCATTCTTTATCTGGATTTCCAAAGCCGAGTGTAAGAACAAAGCTTTGTAAGAAATTATTTTTTAATAAGCCTTGTATTCTTATGACTGGAACCTCAGCCGTAGAATCTTATAGCCAATACTACCATCAATTCTTTGTAAGTGCTTACAGCCCCTTTAGTCGATACGCTAATTTCTACAAATGGGCTAAGGACTTTGTCGAGGTTTGGGAACGTAAACTACCGACGCATAGTATTAGAGTTTATGATCGCGCGCACGTGGCAAAGATCGATAAAATACTAAAGCCTTATATGGTTGTAATGACTCAAGAGGATGCAGGCTTTGAGGTTAATATAAACGAGCATTATTTGACTGTGGAAACTCCTATCAAAATTAAGGATTTAGTAAAGAGATTGTTAAAAGATCAAGTTATTAAAGGTAAAGCAGGTTATATATTTGGAGATACTCCTGCAAAACTGCAAAGCAAAGTTCACCAACTTTATAACGGTCATTGTATTGTTGAGGATGTGAACGGCAAAACTTCTAATGTAATACTTGATACTTATAAATTAGACTTTATTTTAGAGCGTTTTAAGCACGATAAAATTGTAATTATGTATTACTATCAAAATGAGCTTAAAATGATTGAGGACGTATTTGGTAAAGCCGTCACGACTGATATAGATGAATTTAATAGTACTGATAAAAGTTTTGCTCTACAATGTAACACAACCGAGGGGATTAATTTGAGCAAAGCAGACGCTCTAGTATATTTAAATTTAGGGTTTAGTGGTAAGAACTGGATACAGTCTCGTGATCGAATGACTGTAATGGGAAGAAAAAACAATAATATTTATGTTATTTGTGAAAGTGATGGCATTACAGAGAAAATTTTAGAATCAGTAACCAAAAAGAAAAACTTTAATAGTAGAATGTTTAAGCAAAACTTCCAATAATAAACACTATATTTACATAAGTAGAGTTGAGGCTACATCAAAAATATTATAAAATTCCTATCAATGACGAGACCTCAACCTCTGATTTGATAGGTTTTTTGTTTTATGGAAATTTGGAAAGACATTAAAGGTTATGAGGGATTATATCAAGTTAGCAATTTAGGTAAAGTAAAAAGCTTAGAGCGTAAAGTGAAAAGATCTAATCATATTATGAATGTTAAAGAAAAAACATTAAAGTATTGTTTAAGTAAACACGGATATCGTTGTGTTAGCCTTTGGAAAAACAATAAAGGAAAAACAAAATCAATACACGTTTTGGTAGCCGTTTGTTTTTTAAACCATAAACCAAATGGATATTTATTGGTAGTCGATCATATTGATGAAAATAAACAAAACAATAGTTCTAACAATTTAAGATTAACAACGAATAGGTTTAACTGTACAAGAAATCAAAGAGGGTTTTCATCTCAATATGTTGGAGTTCATTGGCATAAGTTTTATAACAAGTGGCAAAGTATTATTATGATAAAAGGAAAGTCTAAATATTTAGGTAGATTTGATAGCGAACACAAAGCTCATTTATCATATCAAAAAGCATTAAAACAAATACTTAATGGCATCTAAGCAGCAAACAAAATTAATAAAGCATTGGAAAGCGAAAGGTTACTTTGTGATTAACCTAGTTAAGATCACACCAAGTGGTTTGCCAGACCTTATAGCCTTGAAACCTAACGAGGTTATATTTATAGAGTCAAAAGAAATCTGGGATAAACTGAGCCCCTTACAGATAGCAAAAATAGAAATACTAAAGAAACTTAAATTCAAAGTGTATGTCAACGAAAATGAATACTGATCCTTTTGCATTTTACACATCTCCAAATGGCTTGCAATATAGAGTAACTGGGATTGAGATGGTTAAAGGATCAGAACGGTGGATAAATGGAGTCTTAAGATACCATTGGATCACGTCAATCTGTTTTATAGAATCCGATGAGCGTATAAGTTTGGAATATGATTACAGCGAGAAAGTAATTAGAAAGATTGTTTAAATATTTATTCGTTTATCCGTTTGTTGTTTGTATATTTGTATTGTACTTATAACAAACATTATGAAACTATTTAGAAGCATATTACTAAACGAAGGCGAGGACATAGACACAAGCAACCTAGGTAACTCTTGGACACTTTGTGATATATTTGCAGAAAATCATGCTGATGATATTAATCGTTTTCATGGAAAGGATGGTTATGTAGTACTTTCTATTGATGTTGATATTGATATGGTAGACATTGATAATTCACTATTCGCACTAGAAAACAGAGAACACGAATATGAGATAGTAGTCGATAGTCAAGACGTTGAGTGTAGGGTTCATTTTGTGGAAGGATTACAATTTGACGATATGCAAATAATAAAAGGTAATACAGGTGGTAATGAGTTTGAAGATTATACTACAGAATACGAAGGTGACTTAACAGAAAACGATCTTATAGAATTAATTAATGAATTTTAATAACCATGAATGAAATTAATAGATTACTTAAAAAATTAAAGAAAGATCAAAATGCTTTATTTGAAAACTTTAGAGAGGACGTTTTAAAGATGGAATCGCTTAAAAGTAAAAGGTATGTTCATGAGGATTTTAGGATCCTTAATGAAATAGTTTGTAGGCATTTTAAGATCGATGACGTTTCGGTCAATAACAGAAAAGAGGAGTATGTCGCTGCTAGGTGTGTGTTTGATTTTAATTTAAGAACCATCGGTCACACCTTGGAAAAAATCGGATCAGAAACCAATAGGGACCATTCAACAATTATTCATTCGGCAATTAATTATTATTCATTTTTAAAAACTGAAGCATATAAAAACCTATATTTAGAGATAGAAAAAGAATTTAAAGCATATAAATTATGAAAAAATTAGTATTATTATTAGCATTATTTGCTCTTAATAGTTGTGAAAGCGATGAGCCATTAGAGGTTTGTGATTGTAATTGGGTAAAAGATCCTGCTAGATTTGATACCGCTGGAGGTAGTTTTGAGGTTGGAGGTGGATTTAATACTTCTACTATAAAAGACTGCAAGAGAAGCGGAGAAATGGATTCAAGAGGTTATGAATTAAGATGTAAGTAATGGAAGAGTTTATAGAGATTTTTACAATAATGTGTGTAAGTTATTGTATTTTAGCGATAGAAATACGTATATTAATTTTTATAATCTGGTTGTTTAAAAAACACTTATTAAAAAAGATTAAGCAATAGAATTATGGATGAAACAGAGTTTTTAGAGAGTAAGGGTAAATATTTTCATTTGCGATTAATGAAGTATGTTACCACTAATGCCGAAATGTCAGAGGGTAAAGAATTAGATAAAGTTATTGAAACCAATGCTGTATTGTCATTTCAATTTGACCAGGGTAGATATACAATAAGATGGACTGATTTGGTTAAAAGATTTGAAAATGATATTGCAGAATTTAAAATTGAGTTTCCAGAAATTGAATTTGAAAATCCTTTATGCAATAAATTATGAGATTTTACTGTAATAAAAAACCAAGTCGATTACAAAAAAGAATTATTAATAAATTTTTAATCCTTCCTGTTAAAATAGAAAGGGAAACAAGGTGGCTCGAAACTGCGTCAATTATTCAAATTTATTTTTTTCAAGGTTGGACTAATATAAAATGGGTTAATAGTTAAATAAAATATGCAATTAGAAATCACTACGGCTTTAGTTAATCAAGTAAAAGGCTATGCACAAATATCAGCTTCACAATTACTAGGTGGACATGGAAGTAGTAAGGTCTTATTTATA